TGTTAGGGTTCTTAATACCTGCCATCTGAAGGACTTGATCCGCACCTCGGTTACGACCAGTGTCGATAGTCTTAAAGGCATTAGGGTCAGATAAGCCAGTAGTTAGTGTCGTTATGAAAGGTACTCCACTTTGGACACAAGCTGTTAGACGATGCTGTCCATCGATTAGTCTACCTGTATCATCAAATTTTATACTTTCACCGTTTTCTACCCAACCTGCGGCCAACATATCCTTTACATACTGATCGACTTTTGCTTGTGAAATTTTACGATTACGTGTGTTCTTGTTTAAAAACTTCTCCGCAAGTTGCGGTGTGATAATTTTCTGTTCGTGTTTTACTGTCATTTTCTTTCTCCTCAATAATTAATTTACGATAAATCCTACTTTCAAATGATATTGTTGTCAAGTAGTTATTTGTTTAATTTATAATTTTGTTCAATAATAATGAACAAGGGTGGTTGGTGAACACTGGTTAGAATTCTCTTGTTATTTTGCAATTAGAGTTGTCTCCGAGCACCTGTTCGTAACCTTTTAACATGGTATCCTCTAGTAAACCAAGATTACCTTCAGTAACAACAAAACCATCATGTATTTGTGCAACAACCACTTTCTTGTCCAAAAGAGAACCCACCACATAATCGTTTATCTCCGAAGTAATATTTGGAATATTGTTTTCAGAAGATTTTACATTATAAAAGTATTTGTCAATTTTACTATGCTTCTCTTTTACGGCTTTGACTAGAGTTTTAGCAGATAATACTGGAGAAGGAATATCTCCCGCCTTAAAAGCTTTGTTTGTGTCAAACTGTTCTCTTAACCACTTATTCACCGCACTGTAAGCTGAAAGTTGGGATTTTGAGTTCAACATAATGATAAACACAGTTTTAAGTATCTGTCTCTCAACTAGAGGATCAAACCCATCCAACCCTATGTAGTAGAGATCTCCGTCTGGTATAGCCTCTCCTGCGAGAGTGTACATCACACTACCTTCAAAACAAGAGTAGTCTAAACAAGCCGTATTTTCACCATTGATCACTGTATTCTCCCTTTGTAAAGATGATAAGTTTTGGTAACCGCAATAAGTATACGTTTTTCCATTGATTGTGTCACTACTGTTGTTGTAAACTTTGTAACTTTGCAAACTATACTTGATACCATCAACCATTATATTATTTTCTGAATTGAATTTATTTAGGTCTTGTAAATAATCTCTTTTACTTTTAAGATAAATATTTAAGTTTCTTTTTACAACTCTCTTGTTCTTATCTTTAAAGAATAGTACATTGTTTACAGGAACAGTATAGTCTTCCGTTACAAAGGAATTCTTAAATTGTTGCCATTTATCAGTCAAGGTTAATTTGGATGTTTTAAGATTAGCTTCTTTATTGAACTTACTCTTATTATTGTTTTCCGTATATTCAGGGTTAAATGTATAAGTATAACTTAAGAAACCACCTTTATCTAAAACAACATAACCATTCAACTCTAAGAAATCAATTAGCCTTTTGGTAAAAGTGTAGCTGATTTTAAGCTTACTTTCTTTACCATTAACTATTGCCCCTCTCGAATAATGTTCTTCGGACAATGTTATTGAAAGTGTTTTACTAGATACACTGATATTATAAAGAAAACATTTTAAACTGTACTGATAACTTTTAACATTCCTGTTTGTATTTACTCCAAGACTAGATAAGTAATCTTTAAACTCAATCAGTAATTTGTTATACAATTCTTTATAATTTCTTGGAAGATTATTATTAAATATATACATTATCATCTCCTTTAAGAGGGGCTTTACTAGCGCAAATGCCTAACAGCCCGCTGTTATAGAAGATCTCAAATTTAGGAAGTCCATTTTTCTTTATATAATACAATAAGTTATGTGTGTTTTTATGCCCTCTGCACAGCTCCATTCTTGGTGTCATTTTTCTTTGTTCCCCGTTGTTTCACTTTGTCCATATCTACATTCTCATCTATAAGATGACCTAGCATTTTTACGATTAAAGATTCTCTTGAATTATCTTTACCTTTATTCTCATCTAAAAATTTAATAATATCTTTTGGTATATAAATTTGCATAACTACCACTCCCTTTCATAAATTTCAATTCGATACATAACATCTAAAGATTGCATCAACTTTTCAATAATTTCTATACTAACACCATCACCATTTTTAGTAAATATTTTAGACAATTGTGCATCCGTTAAAGAATAACCTTGCGAAATCATTTCGTCCTTGAAATCCTTATACGTCAGATCATTATCTTTCTTGAAACGTACTAAGTAGTCACACATAAACTCTTTAATACCTGATTGATTTTTATTGGAAGTATCTTCCACAATATAATCTCCTATAGTTTTAACATAACTAATTATAACATTTTACTATATGATTGTATAGATGTGTGATTATGTGCCACTACAACACCCTCACACCATCCTTATAAAACTCTACACCAGCCTTAGTAGCTGAATATCTCTTCAAATCATTATGTTGCCAATCAATAAGACATCTGTCCCAAGAATACTCCCTTCCAACAAGATTACCTTTTTCATCAACCACTGCTTCACCACGATTGTATTCTAAGTGTCTCCATCCAAGATTACCATAGTCGCAAGAGAAGATAATTTGTTGCTTAGGTTTACGTCTTTCAACAATGTCAGAAACACTTTTAGGGTAATTAAAACATAAGTCAACATTGTCAACTAACAATAAACTGTGGTTAGCGCCATTAATCCATGCTTGATCGAAAAACTCCTCTGGATTACAGAATAAAATTGATTGACTAGTACCTTTTATAGTAACCTGTCTACCAAACATATTATCCGTCACAGTGAAATCAATACCCGCTTGAGATAAAATCTTTCTACAGTTCTGAAAATTATAACCACTATCGTAACTATCCAACATCAAAGCACTTTGCATAGAACACAGCCATTTCAAAATCATACCTGTTGAAGCACCTTCAGCACGTTTCCAATTAACTATTGTAATAGGAGATTCTGATGCGATAATTTCTTTTTGGTGAGGTAGTGGAATTATTTTACTCATCACCAATTTCCTTTTTAAACTGTTCTTCTGCACGTTTAATTGCTTCATCATAACGCACCTTTGCCAAACGAACATCTTCTTCTTTAGAAGCTTCCTTCAGTTCATTTGGTACAACAATCCACTTTTCAAGATCAGAAATCTCTTTAGATGATAATGTTGTTCGGGAAGTACTTGGAGAAGGTTTATCGCCCTTCTTATTACGTTCCTCTAAAAGGTTATACATGCGTTTGGTGAGTTCTTCCTTAACAGAATCTGCATCTTTGAAAAAATCGTGTTCACGACTACCACCGCTGCCATCTTGATAATCATGAATCTTTGTGTAAAACTTTCTATCTGAAGTATAACGACTACCTTTTGCCGCCCCTACTGAAATCATCCGAATACCTTCAAAAGTTCGAACTTCCCCATAATAAGATCGATCAAAACGATACACAGCTTCTTCAAAAGTTTCCACCTCGAAACGAGAATAATAATCTTCTTTAGGCATAACATATTTCATATTACCTGTCATTAGGTCAGCCATAAATTCTGTATCACAACCTTCAAACAACTCTAAGAACTTTTCATTGGACTGTAATAAGGTACTGTGTGCTAGACGCTCTTGTTTAAGGTTAAGGATCTCTGTGTCAAGCTTCTTTTTCTCAAATTTCCAATCCTCTAACTGCTTCTCAATCTTCTCAGCCTCTTTCTCTTTCCAAGATTTAGCTGGTTCATCAAGAAGGTTCTTTGCTGTAAAGTTTTCACCACTTGGAATCTCACTACCATCTTCAGTAACATACACCTCTTGCACAATGTATTCTGTTTTGTTGATAGATCCAATTACTACGACTTTACGACCATCCGATAAATATTTCTTTTCTGTGTTCATAAGCTACTCCTCAATATCCAAAGAATCTAGTCTTTTACTAAACTCTGCTAAGTTAATAAGTTCTGAAATACTTTTAACACAAGCTTTTGTTATAAGTTCGTCTGTTAAACCATATTTTTCTTTAATAATCTGCAAACCATCATGTTGTGCAATAAATTCTTCCCAGTTCATAATCTACTCCTCCAAAGCTTTCTTCGCTTCCTCAACAGCCTTTTGAGCACGTTTAAGGTCTTCTTCTAGTGTTTGTATATGTGCAAGTTGTTTCTCCTTCTCAAGGCGTTTATGGGCTTGCTCGCCTACATATCACGTATGTGATATAACACCATTCTCTAACATCTTCAACAACTGTGTTTTACTTACATATCACGTATGTGATATAACACTATACCTATATCACAAATAATCTTTTATAAACAAACTATTACTTAGCTTTCGCTAAAAACACCTTATTTATTTTCAGATTTGTAACGTGTTGATAAGTCTCAACAAACCAATACCTTGTGAAAAGATGGTGTTATATCTCATACACACTAAACGGATTCAGTCCTACGTCTTGAAGCTTTGCATCTTGACATTCATAGTGAACGACTTCGCCCCAAAACAATCTCAAGGAAATAAATTCTCATACAAGATTATCTCAGAAACAGGATGGTAAGGAAAATAATTACTTATCTGCACCCTAAGTTATTTTAAAGTGTAACTCATCACTTTACTCGGTATATTATAATCAACTAATTCTTAAAGTCAACTATAATTTTAAATTATCTTTCAACCAGTTATTATACTTCAACTCTGTTGGGATAGGTTTACCTTTTTTAAGTTTACCTTTAATCTTATTAAAGTGCAACCACTTTCCTGCAATATTTATTGCCCCGACAATATCTGCGTGTTCAGTATATTCACACACTTTACACTCAAACAAATCCCTTGTCAAACGATTTTCTTTATCATAATGACCACATTTAGGACAAGTGATAGAAGTACCTGCTGCACGAACATCTTTTGCAGGAGGAAGACCTTTACTCTTAAGCTTATACTCCAACATAAACTCTAATCTACCATACTGTTGTCGTGAAAGCATCCTTCTAAAGTTACTTTTTCTTGAACCTTTAGTACGCTTCATATTAGGATTGTTTTTAATATTTGTCAAGTCTTCGATAACAACTTGTGCAGCATATTTATCAGCAACCTTAACAATCTCATTAGATAAGTTGTGCATCAAGTTGGTTGTGTAATCACTCCACCCTTGAACACGTTTCTTACCTGTACGTTGGTTATTCTTTTGTGCAAGTTCCATTCGTCTTTGGTGATCACGTAACTGTTTACCAGAGAAACTACCTTTATCAACAACCTTTCCAGAATCATCCCTTACCACATAAGTAGCAATTTCTTCAATACCTCTGTCTACACCAAGAGTATACTTAGTTTCACGAGATTCTACTTCAAAAGCAACACTCACCATAAGGAAGTATCTATCACCACGCTTAACAAGTTTTGCAGTTTTAGCTTGACCCTCTCTAATACCTTGTAATTGGTGATCTCCACAACACAATGGTAACAATAGTCCTGTAGAAGTTTTCTTCTTGAAAGACTCCCCTGTTCGTGTATCAACCATATCTATGTCGAGTTTTCGGTTACGTTTATCCTTAGCTCCCCATAGATTTAGGAATGCAAATAATTTACCATCACCATTATCTAGGATCATAAACCCATCTGTAGTACGATACTTCTCAAAAGTTAAGGGTCTTAAATCTTTGGTTTTACTTTTAGACATTTCATCCCTTGCCATATCCTCTACTTCTTTAGAGTCACTGTTTACAAGTATATCTAGCCAGTAATCAAAATCATAATCTTCATTAAACTTTGTTGAGTAAGTGGCATCTTGTCCAGACAAGGTTAACTCTACATAAGACAATACTTGTGCTTTAACACCTTCTATAATACTGGATTTTAATGCACTACCAAAAGGTAAAGGTTTAACAATGTTTTGTAACTTCTTAGCTAATTTAAAACTTTCAGACTTACGTTCTTTCTTATCATCGATAAGTAACATCTTCTCAGCATCTTCCTTACATAAAGATAGTGCTTTGTAGTAAAGCATTTCTGCCTGAGTGAATGTTTTGTTAAGGTCTTTCATTTTTGTCTTAGAAAGATCCTTTAGTTCAAATCTGAATGTTTTAAACACGTTGTATGTTTTCATTGTTATATTATTTCCTCATAATTACCTCTTATTTGTAGATAGTAATATTAAGTTAAGGGGTTGTCAACTACTAATTTGACAAAATTTATAAATAGTTTAAAATAGTAAGTATAGGGTGTAGGGAAAGCATAGCTTTCTTTGCGTCACCACCCTGATACTTGATTAATCCTGTACAAACCTTTAGGTTTAATTAGGTTCAAAACTAATCACTATAAACGCTTAGAGGCAGAGCCTCAACGCTTAGGACTGAATCCGTTTAGTGGATAGCGTAGCTATCTTTAGTATGTGACTATAAATTGCATTATTAAGAAAGAGACTCTATGATAAAGAACCCCTTTCAATAAGTCAACTAGTTTTTGAAATTATTATTCCCAAACACCGTCTTCATACTCAAATTCCCAATCTTCTCCAGATTTACCTGCTTTATAGGCTTCTTCCATAAGACTAGCAACAGATATACAGTCTTGGAAATTACGTCCAGTATTATTATCCTCTGGTTCGCCATCATGTACTGAGAAAATACGTTTACCATCTGCAACAATTGATATGTGCTGTGTCATATATCCTTCATCTACAAGTACAATCTCTTTAATAATTTTCGTCATAATATTTCTCCTATTAACCAACTCGCACAATTTCCCATTGCAAACGACTATCGCCTAAATGATCAATTGCTTCGAGAAACACTTCTCGTGCAGAACCTTTATATTGGCTATCTAATGTTTTAAGACGGACATTCTCATTGTGAAGTTCTAATGCCGATAAGACATCACCACTTGCCACAAGGTTCATCTTTGTTTGCTCATCAGAATATTCTGTGCGAATGTTTTGTTTTTCGAATACTACTTTCTCCTCACCCTTAAGCTCTGGTGAAAGGTCTAGTAATGTAATGTTAAGTGT